GCGATCTGGTCGAGATGTACACTGTACTCTTTGGTTCCGGGGTTGAGATCGTTCAGTTTTTCGAGCGCGGTTTGGATCGCGACATCGAGGGCGGTCGGGTTTTCTTCACGCTTCCTCAGGTTGAACATTTGTAGCCTTTCAGTAGGGGTCTCATTATACGCCTTGTATTTTTCGCGACCCCCTCTGACTAGGCTTGCGGAGTCGTTGGGGTTGAAGAAAGTGGGACGACTCTGAACGTCGCCTCCGACATCTGTTCCAGATCTTCGGGCTGCCCGTTCACGCTGAGGGCGAAGGTCTTCTTCTCTGGCGTCTCCGTGATCTGGATCTCACCGGCATACTTCGAGTCGCTGTTCTTGTACTGGAAGTTTGAGACCCCGACGATCGCCCCGAGGAAGACGTTGAAAGCCGAGATCGTAGCCATAACCTCGTCCGTGTCGGGGAAGTGCCAGATCTGGGCCAACGCGAAGTACAGCGTGGACACCGCAGGCAACCCGACCGCAGCGACATGCTTGAGCACGTTGTACGCCTTGTCAGTCAGAACGATGCCTTTGGACGGTGACTGGGACATCTTGGTAATACCTTTCGTCTTCTCGGTCGGGGAACATCACTTCGTATTTGCTATGAAGATGAAAAGGAAGACGTGCTACTTCCTCGTAAACCCTTTCTGCGATGCCGTTTCCGCCGAGGGCCTTGTAAGGTTCGACGTAGTATTTCTGATATTCCATGAGCTCTTCGCGAGTGATCCACCCTCGTTCGATGTACTGAGAACCAAGGTGCGTAACTCGGTAATAAGCCAGCCCCATCAGAAGACGAGTGGTGGCGCTTCTACGAGAACTCTTTCTCGAAACGAAAGCCCAGAATCCGGAGGATGCTAAAACGGAAGTAAGTGCAACAAGAGTTGGATTCCACCAATCCCCCACCACTCTCTCCTTTCTTCTTGTTAACTGCCGATGATTTTTGGTTCCGCCTGTTTCCAGACGCCGCCTTCATTGACGTATGGAACGGCTAGTTTCCAAACACCAGCTTCTTTCACGTAAGCGCCCAGATACGTTCGGTTCCAAGAGGACAAGGACCAATCCCCCCACCCTTGATAATTTCGTGCTCTCACCCAGAAATAGTAAACGGTTCCTGTGGCGAGATTTCCGATGAGTTGTCCTTGTGTAGCATTGCCTTGCGTGAACTGGATGTTGTTCGGATCGGTGCTGTAACCAATCTGGCTTTCCAGAATAGTTGCACCTCCGTCATATCCTTCTATCCAGCTCACCTGAAGCGAGTTCACAGTGGGGTTGAACACGTTGGGGCGGTTTGGAGCTTGAGGAACTTCAGGGCGGGCGAGATGGATTGTCTGCACATAAGGATAACCCGGATGAGCTCCACCCTGAGGAATCCCGAGGTTGCTGTCGACAATGAATGACGTATACTGCGAATAACTGACGGGAAAGTTTGCAATGTACTGCCACCCGTAGTTCGAGCCGTATCCGAATGAGACTACATGTGTCGTGTCATTCGAGACGATCTCGAACTGGATATACCCGTAGTTGATCGTTTGGTTTTTCGCGTAGAACAAATATTGCACGTCCGCGAAAGGGCCGTTATCGCGAATGACCAGGATGCAGTCGGGGAAATCTTGTAGCCAGTCGGTCATGAGACGGCCTACCCAATGATCTTGAAGTAGACATCTCCATTAGACCCGCCGCTTGGATCTCCATGCCCTGAACTGATGCCTGCTGCACTGCGGTAGCCGGACTTCCCAATCGGGATGAGTGCTTTGAGGCCCGCTATGAAATCGCGGGTGCGGTTGATCTCCCGAGCTCCCCAGCGAACACGGCCTTCTTCCCCAGTATCGGGGACCGTGGTGTAGCCAGCAGCAATGGCCTGATCTCCGATTGCCATTTTGAACCTCCTTCGCTGTGGTTAGGGTTGCTCCGACCAGGTAGTCGGGTCCAGATCGAGGTCGAACCATTGCTTGTTGTTCAGCCAGGACAACCAGGACCCAGTAGCAATGAAGAGGTTGGTAGAGAGTGTTGGATATGTACGATAGCCCTCCGCATCATTCACGAAGATCTGTTCCGTCACCCTCATCTGATTGGTGACTCCGTCGACATTCCGCATCTCTACCAGATCGTTGAGGTTGTAGTCGACTCCATAAGTGAACTGAGACCTCTGACTGATCTCCCCATCGAACCCTTGGAACGTTTGAGCTGCAGCCAGCTGTTCTTTGCCTCTCTGGGTCAGAGCGCCGGGAACATCAGAAGTGGACGTACTAGTAATATCGCTAGCATCGACCACGAGAACACGACGATCAAATCCATCGATTGCCGGATCCACCCCGAAAGCGTAGACCATTTCGAAACCATCTGGAGAGAAAACGTAAGCAACGTTCTTCGCCTTGTCGATGGTGACGAGCTCCTTCGTATTTTGAAGGTTGTCCAGCTGTGGGGAGAATATAACCGGCGTCAAGATGGATTGGCCTGACGTACGATCGCTTCCGGAGTAAATATCGAAGTGCATAACTCCGGTGGAGTCATCCCGAAGGAAACGAAAACCCAGTTCCCATGTTTGGCAGACATTGGCTATGACGTCATAGACAGTACTTGGCTTGATGTCTACCGTGATCGGATCTGGCGATTCAACTATATTGGATCCCGGAAGAAGTGACGTTTCCGAGATTCCCGGAAGAATATCGCCGACGTTGAGGATTCCCGTGACGCAAATGTCATGGAAAACTTTTCGGGCAACATCCGCCGGAGGAAGGGTGATGCTCCACTTCGGCGAAACCGTGAGAGTCGACAATGAATCTTTGGCCACACGATCGAACAATACGGCTTCGAACGATCGACCCTTGACGATCAGAATTTGTCTGCCGTCCGCATCGACATCGTCTTCGAAACTCTCGATGCGCATAACGTACTTGGACATGTTCATTGCCAAGTAGGTATCTACGACAAGTAGAGATCTCGTGTGATAGGTCGAATATATTCTGAGCTCGAAGTCTCCGAATTTATTCGATCGCTCAGTCCAAATCAAAGAGATGTACTGATCGATGATGCGGATTCGCCTATACAGGGAATCGAGAATATAGAGTTCCATCACAGTTCACCGTATAGCTTGGTGTAGGTGACGGATGCAGGAATCCCGGCTCCAGCTGCATAGAATCTAAACCAGTTATCTCCCTCGGACAGTTGATGCCATGATGATTGAGGCGAGATCGCGTAAAGTATCGAGGTCGTCACACCCGCCCGAAGGAGATCCACCTCTTTGTTACCGGTAACCGTGCTGATGGTTATCGTATCTCCCGCTATGAAAGTACCAACGATATCCATGCTGGTTGTCACCAAATTAGCATCAGTGTAATAGATGACTATTTCGCTGACGGAACGATTCACGTTGATCGTAAACTGAACGCCGGTATCCGATGTTCCTTCGTACGGGAAGTAAGTGGCGGTGGCATCCGCAGTGGTAAGACCCGACACTGTGACTGGAATCGGATCGTAGAAATCCGGGTCATAGCACATGATCGAGATGTTGGTTTCAGGGTCGTTTGTGAAAGTCGGACTGTCGCACGATTCCACATAGCCCAGAATCTGATATCCGTCTTCGATGGTGTCGTCGGTGTCGTCGACGTAGAACTTCAAAAGCCTTTTAGCTTCCGGACGGAAAGCTTTGTAGATCGTCTTTTTGACGGATCGAACGGTTTGAGTAGCTGGATCAGGTTCGATTCCGAGTTTCAATGTGATGTTGCGGTCACCTCGCCTGCTCCCCTGAAATATGGATCCAGGCTGAGTAGCGAATGTGGACGATGTGAGAGTGGCCTTCACAGGGTCCAGCCCGGCGATGTCTCGGATGATGATGCCTCCGAAAGCGTCGCCGAGCTGGAGTGTGAGAGGTTCTACCAGATCGTCACCCGCCACCACCAGTTTGGAGAACATATGTTCCTCTCACTGAGGACAGCTGATTCTTGGTCTGACGGTAGATGTCAGCCGCAGATACGGCCTTGGGCGAGTTGATGTTTTGTACGTAGGTGATGGGGGCCTTGTCGTTGTTCGCCTTTCCGGTATCGATGGTGACCGATTCCGGAACGCTCTTCCCGGTGTACCCTCCGGAGATTTTTGCCGCTGTGGAACTGGTAGTGGAAACATCCAACGGTGGTGGCATGAGCATGTCGCCGAGCTTCGCCGAGTCCTTCTTGACGGAAGTCAAGTCGAGGATGGGAGAAATTACTGGATTGACGTTGATCTTGTCTGGAACTATATACGCCAGGTTCTTGACTGCGTTCTTCATGACGGCCAGAGAACCCTTGCTGATCTTCGCCGTGGCGTCGTCCACCATATTTGCATTGGCTATGATGCCGAGTGCGAATCCTTCGGACGACCACTTACCGATCTTCTTGAACTCCTTGGACGGAGAACCGATTCCGAGAAGTTTTCCAGCCTGCTTCAAAGCTCCGGTGGCCAGTCCGCCGACGGCGTCCATAACCTTTCCGGCACCGGCTCCAATACCCTTGACGATACCTTCGATGATGGCTTCCGCGAGATGAACGGCAGCCTCACCGACCTTGGGGGCATTCTTGACAATCGCATCGGCTAAACCGTTGATGAATTTGAGCATCAGGTCGAACCCGGACTGAATCAGAGTCGGAAGTTGATCGCCGATCCCCTTCATGAAAGCAGTCATCACATCGACTGCCGCCTTGATGATATCCGGCAACTTCTGCGCGATACCCTCAAGGAGTTTGATGATCAAATCCAAACCAGCAGACAGCATTCTCGGTGCGTATTCCACCGCCTTATCCAGAAGAGTCTGAAGAAGATTGAGGAAGGTGTCGATGATCTTCGGAGTGAGTTTCCTGATGGCGTCAAGAACAGCTCCGAGAACCGCCACCAATGCGTCGGTGATTGCGGGTCCAGCTGTAGCGATCACCTTGGCGAAGGCGATGATTGCCAAACCGATCTCCGTAGCCACAACGGGGAGGAGTCCCAGCATTGCCGTGACGAGTGCAACCAAAGCTGCAGTTCCAGCAGCTCCCGCAATACTGAGCGCGGTGAGACCAGCAGAGAACAACAGAAGACCGGCGCCTGTTGCCAGAACACCGATACCCAGCAAAGTGACTGCTCCGCCCAGAGCCAGAAGCACCGGAGTCACAGGAGCGAGTCCCACACCGGCCAGGGCCAGAATTAGAAACACCCCAGCAAGTTCGGCCAGACTCTTGAGGATCGCCTCCCACGACAAACTGCTAAACGCCAGAAGCACTGGAGTCAGAACCGCCAAAGCTCCAGACATGACCAACAAAGCAGTGGAGCCAGGCATTGTCCCGATCATAAGGGTAAGTCCAACGGCGATGATTCCGAGAGCTCCAGCGAGCTCGACCAAACCCTTGGCGATGGCTTCCCACGACATTCCTCCCATTTTGGCAAGAGCGTCGCCTATGATCTCCAGAGAAGCAGCCGTGATGAAGATAGCTGCTGAAGACAGCAATGTTTGAGGCGGAAGCAGGTAAAGAGCTCCTGCTATCAGGGTAAGACCGCCAGCGATCGCGATCAAACCCTTGGCGATCTCCTTCTTGGTCAGATCCCCCATCTTCTTCGTCGCGTCGCCGATCAAACCAAGCGAAGCAGCCGTGAGTAGAATCCCAGCAGCAGAGAACACGGAGGATGGAGGCAGGAAGTACAAAGCTGCGCCGATTGCGGCAAGCCCCCCGGCGACTCCGGCCAGACCCTTTCCGATTTCAGTCCAAGACATCTTGGAGAAGTCGGATACGGCACTAGCAAGAATCTTGATTCCCGTTGCGAGAAGAATGATCCCCAGACCTTGGCTGGCTCCGGCGACATCGGCTTCGGCAAACTTCGAGAAGAGAGCCAAAGCAGTGAGTATTGCGGCGACGCCAGTCAAACCCTTGGCCATGTCGGTCCAACTGAGACCAGACATCGTGATGACCACGCCGGACAAGACCTTGATCCCCTTGGCGAGAGCCGTGAGACCAAGCCCGACTGCGATCATCCGTTCGGGATTGCCCATCAGTCTGACATCAGCTGCCAGAACTGTCAGTAGCACAGAAACTCCGGTCAAACCCTTGGCCAGACTGGTCCAGTCCATGTCTGACAACTTCCTGACCGAGGTAGCCAGAATGTCTATCGCAAGAGCCAACAGGATCAACGATCCCATCGTGAATGGCAACTTAGCGAAACCGGCGGTCCCCACAAACTTCTGGAAGATCGCAAGTGAAGTCACGAGCTGACCGAACATCACCGAAATGGCCACACTGGCCCGAGTAAGTCCTCCGGCATCGATGGTGGACAGAGTGGACACTGAGATGGTGAGAATGCCGATGGCGGCTGCGATCTCCAGAAGAGTTGCGGCCTTCAACGTACCCTGCATCGTTTCAAGGGTCTTGGTGAGACCCTCGAAGGATTCCTTGATCGTGTCTATAAGACTTCCGAGTCCGCCTTCGCCTCTGCCCTTGAACTTGTCGATGAACTTCTTGACAAGGAGAAGCAGACCTCCGAACAACCCGGTATTCACTACAGCGAGGACATCACTGAAATCGATACTGCCAGCGCCTTGTGCTATCGACTTCCCGAGATTGGCGAAGAATTGACCGAACTTCTTCGCGATCGGATCGATGACGTTGGCCACCTTGTCCAGATGCGTGAAGAGTTCCGCCCATGCCTTGTTGGCAAGATCGGATAGTTTCCCGATCGGACCGATGTTCTGCTTGACTCCGTCGAACGCCTTTGCTACGGCATCGAACTTGGTAGTGTCGATCTTGGTGTTCGAGAAGAAACCTACGACGTACTGCACATAGGTCTTTATCAATTCGACGCCGGAAGAGACCGCTTTGTTCAATCGGGAGAAGAAATAGACGAATTCGTCGCCTCGATCGATGGCCTGCTTGAGCCGTACGATCCAGTCTCCTACTCTGGCGGTGAATTCCAGGAAACCCCCGGAGTTCTTTCCGACAACTCCAAAGACTTGGAAGATCTCATTGACAACTGCCTTGAGAATATCCCACCCGATACCGATGGCCGCGAAGAATCCAGCGAACGTCCGCTTCAGCTCATTGGTGGTTGTCCCTCCTATTTTGAGCTTTTCGAAGAAGTCCCTGAAAGTGACAGTGATGTCGTATAGCTGATCGGCTGTCGTCTTCGGAAAGATCTCCCTGAAAGCTTCTCCGATAGGCTTCATGATCGAAAGCAATGCGTTGAACGCCGCCTTCAATCCATCTATCAGAGCGGCACGGCCTCCGAGCTTCGTCCACCCTTCGAGAAGGGTATTCAGAGCGTAGATCGGACCGGTGAGTGCGTTCTCAGCAACGTTGTGCAGCGCTGTGAAGAAATCGGTCGCTTGGTTAATGTCGCCGAAGATCGTCTTGAAGACCGCACCATAAGCAGTTCCCACCTCTTCCTTAAGAGCCTGAGTAAGCTGAGTGAAGGTCTTGATCTTGGTAGCAGCGTCGACAGCAGTCTTACCCATGGCTGCGATCTGCTTAGCCTGAGCATCGGTAAAGCCCATGGCCTTGATCTGAGCGGTGCTGAGATCTCCGGTAAACTGAGCCAGAGTCTTGGTGAGGATGTCAGAAGTTATCCATCCCTCTTGAAGACTCTCGCGGAAGCTGCCCGCCTTCTTAATGATCGCATCGATATTGACACCAGCAGCACGAGCAGTGTTCTCAAGGGCAGTCTGGAAGGTCTTGCCGCCCAGACCGGCGTTGACAACCGAGTTCCAGTCCTGAAGTTTGACTGAACCCGCTGCGATTGCTTGAGACAACTGATACATCGCGGTGGATGCTTGTTCAGAAGTCGAACCTGACATTGCCGCCAGATTGGCAATACCCTTGATGGAATTGACAGAGGTCTGCAAACCAACACCTGCAGCAGTGAACGTGCCAATATTCTTGGTCATGTCACTGAAGTTATAGACGGTCTGGTTTGCATACGTGTTTAGTTCGGCAAGTGCTTTATTGATCTCGGGGAGCTTGGTTCCAGCTTGAGCTGTGTTCGCGAGAATGGTCTGGACAGCGTTGATCTGTGTTTCGTAGTTTTGAAAGCCGTCTTTCACAGGGTCAATCGTGAAAGCTTTCACCATGCGAATACCAGCATCTACGGCTTTGTTTGTGATGTTGGTGAGTGCTGTGATACCGACGATCGACATCAGGTTGAACTTGCTAGATATGTTTTCGAGCCCAGACGCAATACCCTTGAATGAAACCTTGTCGGCGGCACTTCCGACATCGGCAAGACCCTTGGTGGCTCCCGTCAATCGCAAACTCTTGTTGATTTTGGCAAGAGTGGCAAGACTCGTGGCGGCTGCCTGTTCGAACTGCGCGTTGTCAAACTTCATTCCCACAACACGCTGATCGATATTACTCACGCGGAAGTCACCGCCTTCCATACCTTAGTCGCAATTTGATCGAATATGGGTCTGATAGCGGGGTTGATGTAATCGCGCCCTTGCACGTATCCACCGGTTCCAGTTCCGTAGCCATATTGAAGCATAATGGCCACTGGGAAATCCGACTCGATATCGGTGTTGGTCCAGTAAATCGCGTAGGTTCCTCTGGAGGCTCGAACATCAAATCCCCAAGTACCAGCAACCAAACCCGTATCAGTTGGCGTGGCTGAGGAAAGAGCCGCAACGCCTTCTCTGCCGCAAGATTCCATGATTCCGAGAATATCGATTTTGGAAATCTTCTTGAGGGAGTCTTCCATCGCTCGGAAATCTCCGGTGACATTGAAAGTGATCATTGCGGCTCCTTCCTGTTTCTAGATCGTTAAGAAATGCCGATCCAAGCACTGTTACTCCAAAGAGTAGCGCTTGAAGGCGTGATGGTGGATGGCAATGCCGTCAGAGAAGAGCCATAAAGCACATGTCTTGCTGTTGCTGCCGTCAAGTTTATGTTGGCGAAGGCGGTATTGGCTCCACTATTGTTGTACAGATTGGGCCTGGTTGAGGCGTTGCAGAGGAAACCGATCCAGTATCTTCCCGGAACAAGCGCAACACTAATGGTAGTGGTCTTGACTCCAGTGGAGGTGATGACGGAGTCAATGTTCGAACTCGCGATCAATGCTCCGGTAGAGTCGTATATGCAGATGAAGTTCTGTCCAGCAGTCGGCGTGACTGCGGCAGAAGACACATACCACCAGATCTTCGTGGCGGTGAACTTCTTTGGGATGTATGTCGCGGCAAGTTGAAGCTGGCCACCGGCGAGG